GTGACCCGTCGCAAGCGCGTTGAGCGCGAGACAGACGAATTTCTCGAAGCCGTCAACCGGATGATCCGACGCGCAGGCGTCCGAACCGCCGAAGCCGATGAGATCGAGCTGCGGCAACTCGTGGCCATGCGCGACACGCTCGAAGCGGCCATCGTGACTGCCGTGCGAGGCCAGCACGCGCGCCGCGGTTCGTGGGCCTACATCGGCATGGCGCTCGGGATCAAGCGACAGACAGCCCAGGAGCGCTACGCCGTACGAGAGAAGGTCATAGCTTGAGCAGTTCAAGCCCCGCGATTGACGAGGTGGTTCAGAAGCCCTCGCCGCACGTCGGCCGCAGACACCTCATAGCGGCTCTCGCTCTCTCGAGTTTGGATGGACGCCACGCGCCGCCTGCGGTCGTACCACATGAGGGTCAGCTCTTCACCCCGCTGAAAGCCGTTCACCATAGTGCGGTCATCGCGCTGCCAGTCAGAGCGCACGGGTCTGAATTCTTTACCGTCGGCGATCCGCGCAGAAACCCTCGGCGAGACGAATTGGCTGATCTGAACATCCCACGCGGTTCGCCACCCGCGGTAGGTAAGGGTCCAGTCCTCGTCACGCACATGCTCCAGTACCCACACCGCGCGGTTTCGCCGCGCGAAGTACCAAGTCACCGACGAGGTCACCAACAGCAGGATGACCTGACCGACGATGTCGGAGGCCAAACTTCCCCACCATTCCTCCACGCCTGGAGCCTATCTGGAGCGTGCCGTCGCCAGCGTGCCGTTATTCGACCGTGATGCAGACGAAGCCGCACGCAATCGAACACATGTTCTACTTTCCTGACTCGCCAATGTCAGACACAGGAATTACAGGGGGACCGGTGCGAGTCACTGAGGAGTGGGGGGACGCTATCGAAGCGTTTCTCTTGGGGCAGGTTGCAGCGGGCAAGGCGGCGTCGTCGCGAAAGTCGTGGGCGCAACACCTGGGGCACCTGGCGAAGAACGTCTACACCGGCCCGTGGGCCGTCACGACGGACGATGTCGCCGGATACATGGCGTCGATGAACTGGGCTCAAGAGACGCGCCGCGGTCGTCGGAACACGTTCGAGGCGTTCTACGCCTGGGCGGTCGCCACGGGTCGCACGCCGTCGAGTCCGGTCGATCACATTGCGCGCGTGAAGCCGTCCGACCCTCGCCCGAGGCCGGTGCCGGATTCGATCTACCTGGCGGCGCTCGCGCGCGCCGACGAGGACGAGCGGCTATGGATCGACCTGGCAGCGGAGCACGGCCTACGCCGCGCCGAGGTGGCCGTGATCGGGTCCCGCGACATCGTGCCGACGTTGCTCGGGCATGACCTGATCGTCCACAGCAAGGGAGGCAAGGTGCGCGAGGTGCCGCTGACTCGGGCCATGGCGGAGGCGCTGCTGGCGCGCGCCGAGGAGCAGGGTAAGGGCTACCTGTTCCGCGGCGAGGACGACGGCCACGTGTCCCCGCAGTGGGTTGGCAAGCGCGTCGCGAGGCTACTCGGCGACCCGTGGACCATGCATAAGCTGCGCCACCGTGCCGCTACGCGGTTCTGGGTCGCTGCCGAGGGTGACGCCTACGTGGTCGCCGACCTAATGGGCTGGGCGAATATCAACATGGTGAAGGTGTACGTCTATCTGCCGAACGATCGCAAGCGAGCCATCGTGGAGGGCGCGTCGAGAGTCGGCGCACGCCTGGCCCCGGTGACATGAAAGGATGCGCGCATGAGCAATGAGGACTACCTAGGGGCAATCGTCGTGTGGCTGATCGGCGTAGCAGTGTCGCTTGCCGCTCTCTACTGGATCGTTCGCGCGGCCATCGTGAGCGGCATGCGAGCACACGCCGTCGCCGTCGCGGATGGCACGGTGGATGCGGCGATCAAGGAGGCGAACCGCCGCAACGGCAAGCTCTCGGCGTAGCACCGAGGACGACGAAAGGGTGTCAGGGATAGCCTGACACCCTTTCTTGCGTCACGCGGTGGGCGGGAGCTGCTTGGCCAGTTCGACCTTCTCGACGTGGAGCGCCGCGATCTGCGCGTCCTTCTCCGCGATGATGCGGTCCCGCATGGCCAGGTTGCCGTTGGTCTGCCGCTGGACGACCTCGACCCGATCACCGAGCTTGCCGAGTCCGTAGATCGTGGTAATTGCCACAGTCAGGATGCCAGCGAAGGTCACGATGGTCTGAATGAAAGTGGCCGAGGCGTCGGGCCGGAACAGGTGCAGGAGCACCACGCCGACCACGCCGAGGACGACAATGAGGGCGATGGCGCCGAACGCGAGGTTCTTGGACAGCACGGGCTCTGCGGGCTTGGGGGTGGGATCGGTCATGACGTCCTTTCGGTCGCGCCGGGATCGGCGAGTGGTGAGGCTCACGGCTGAACCGAGATATCGGTGAAGCCGTCGAGGGACTGCGGGGGCTGGTTGATGAGCTCGCGGAATCCGAGGGCTCGGCGAATGTCGAGCTGTTCGCCGTTCCACAGGCGGGCCTTGGTGTTGTTGTCGAAGTCGACGGCCCAGTAGACCTGCCCGCCGGCACCGTCCGGGACGCTGTAGGTCACGGTCTTGTTGGCCTCTTCGCGGGCGTTCTGGCGGAGCGCGTCGAGGAAGGCGGCGGTCATGAGCTTCTGCAGTTCGGTGGGGTCCAACATGTCGTACCAGTCCTTCGGTGTGAGGGGTTCGGTTCCCGCGGTCGCGGGGGTGTTTCGGTGGTTGTCACGGCTGGGGAATCGCTCGAGGTGCCAGCGCTCTTTCAGCTCGCCGCCGCGGTAGACGGTCCAGTACCAGCCGTGGTCGTTCCAGGTCGGCATCTGGTCGGGTCGGGTGTCGTCGGTATCGACGGCGTTGCCCTCGCAGTGGACGGACTGATCCGCGGGGAGTGCGATGGGCGCCCATGGTCCGGTGCCGTTGAGGTAGCGGAGGTATCGGGCGTAGTTGGCATTAGCTTGCTCGGGCGAGCGCCAGGCCTCGTTCACGTCAGCGGGTCGCCCGAACGCGGCATCCACGCGGCGGAGGGATGCTGCGGCGTCGGGGGCGAGGCGTCCGCGTCCGTAGCCGATGTCTACGGCGTCCTCGAATGCGAGGGTCATGCGCCCTGCTCCAGTTGTGCGATGCGTTGGTGGGCCAGGTCGAGGCCAACGAGGGCGTTGGCGAGCTGCTCGTGAAGCTGTGCCGTCTGGGCGAGCAGGAGACCGATGAAGTCGATGGAGTCGGGCACCTGCTCCCCCGTGTCGTCCACGTCGCGGTAGACGACGAAACGGTCTTGGTCGGGGTGCTGTGACATCTGCTCGGCGATGTAGCCGTAGTGCCACTTGCCGTCGCCGGGCATGATGCCGTCGGAGCGCATCTGGTAGCGCTGGAGAGCGGGCCAGATGTCGCCGAGAGCTTCGGGCTCGAAGGCGCTGATGTACTTCTTGTAGCGCTGCGAGGACGAACCTCGGCAGAGTCGCCCGTCACCGTTGATGTAGGCGACCTGCCAGCTCGCGGTGGCTGCGGTGGAGTTCGGGAGGAACAGGTTCCCTGTCATCGTGTCCCCGCCCTTGGCCACACGTCCGTCCGCGTTGCTGCTCGCGTTGCTGGCGGCGGTCAGGGCGGCGTCCGTGTCGCCCTTGGATGCCAGGGTGATGTCCGTCTGGTCCACGCGAACGACGGGGCGGGCGGCGCCGTCGCTGTAGTACATGCCGAGTTGGTGCGCGGGGTTGGTTTCAATCTGTGCGACGGCGAACGGCTGCGCCAGGGCGTTGATGGATGCTCGCTTTCCGACCTCGCTGGCAGGTGCCACGTCGAGGTTGGCGCGCGCCTGCGCGGCGGTGGTCGCGCCGGTTCCGCCCTTGCTGACGGGCGTGACGGTGGCCGTCCGCTGGGCGATGTAGTCGCGGGTCTTGTTGATCTCTTCGTACCCGAGGCGGCGGTCTGCGGTGCCGGGCACCACGTCCATTCCTGCCGCGAGGGCGTCGTCTCCGGTGGCCATTAGATTGCCTCTCCTGTCCAGGACCCGCCCGTGGGCTGGTCGGTCCATTTGCTACCGGAGGGGATGAGGACCCATGCGGCGGCGGGGGTGTCGGTGGTGCGGGTGGTCACGGTCATTTCGTCGCGGTCGAAGCTGAAATCGACGCGGCTGGTCTGGCCGGTTTGGATGGGGGCGCCTTCGAGGACGACGGTGATGGCCTGTTCGGCTTGCGCTCGCCAGTCGGCGACGGCGGCGGCGGTGACCTCGCGCCCGCGGCCTTGCGCCCGCCTGACGGCGTATTGGCTGAATCCGGGGCCGGGGTAGGGCATCTCCCGTTCGAAGGTGCGGAGGCGGCTGTAGCCCGCCATGGCGTAGGTGTCGCGGCGTTCTTGCCGGTCGCCGTTTCGATCGGTCCACCGGTAGACGGTGACGGCGGCGTCGAACCAGGATTCCCCGTCGCGGGAAATGCTGTCGTCGGCGTCGATGAGGTTGACGCCGTGGCGGATGGCGAGGGCGCCGGGGGCGGCGTATCCCTCCGCTCGAAGCGACCATGTGCGGGTCTCGTCGCACACGAGGCGCAGACCGAGGGCTTGCACGAGCGAGGCCAGGAGGCGGAGCCCGGACTGTCCGGCTTTCCACAGGAGGGCTTCGGGGTCGCGGCTGATGAGCGCGCGGCGGCGGGTGATGCTCAGCCCAGCGGCGCCGTTCCAGGTGTAGAGGTAGCCGGTGGTGCCTGGTGTGTTGCCGTCGAAGTAGGCAAGGTCGGTGGGATCGCCGGTGTACTCGCTGAGTCGGAAGTCAGACCAGAGGACGGACTGGTCGTTGTTGAAGCCGTGGTAGGCGCGGACGATGATGTGCGTGGTTCCGATGGGGAACCCGACGCGCATCGACACGTCGGCGGTGGTGTTCGCGGCGGAGGTTCCGTAGGCGTCGGCGAGGGGCCAGTAGGTGACGCCGCCGTTGGTGCTGTAGAACACGCGGAGGCGTCCCGCGTTAGCAGACGGCAGGGCGATGCCGGTGGTGCGCTGGCGGGCGCGCAGGAGGTAGTTCCGTCCGGCCATGCCGGGGGCCGCGAAGGCGGTGTCGATGTAGGAGTCGGTGTTGGCCGTGCCACGGAGGTTGAATGCGGTCTGGTTACTGTTCGCGGCCCAGGCCTGGACAGTGGCGCGGGTGAAGGTGTTGAGGTTGGTTGCATTCCATCCGGTGAGGTCAACCGCGGCGGCGGGGTTGATCATCTCGTTCGTGGCGTCGGCGTAGACGGAGACGGCCTGGTCGGGCCCTGCGGCGAGTGTCGCGCCGGGGATGGCCTTTCCCAAGACGTAGGCGACTATCGAGCGAAGGGAGCCCTGGCGGGTGAACAGTGCCTCATCGTCGGCGAGCGGTGCGTGGTCGAGCACGAGAGCTTCGTCTGACGAGACGGGGAGCCCAATGGTCCCGTCGCGGAACGCGATCACACGGTCCCGGAGCGTGAGGTTGAACACGCGAGTTTGCGTCACGCCGTCGATGACGCTGGTGGCCGTGATGAGGATGCGCGGCGGCGGGGAGGTACGGACGTCGAGCGCGGCGAGCGTGACGGTTCCCGGCATGGCGACCTGAATGGTTCCAGTGACGAACGGCGCGCGCGAGGTGTCGAGGGTCACTCCTCCACCGCGGATCGACAGGTCTCGGTTGGGAGTTCCGACGACGACGGCGGTGTAGGTGTGGGTGGAGACGGTCACGGGACCTCCTCGAAGTCCACGCGCACGGCGTAGCGACCGTCGCCGGCGACCTCGCGTCCGTGGCGGCGGACGACGAATCGCATGTTCACGGTGGTTCGCTCGGTGTGGGTGAGGGTCCACACGGCGGCGGCGCCGAGACTCACGCGGGCGGCGTTGGCGAGGGCGTCGGTGGCGAAGTCGAGTGTCATGGTGCCCTTGCGCATTCCTGCCGGGCGCAATGTGATGTCGTCTTCGGTGCGTCCGAGGATGTCGTGAAGGATCGACCCGCCGTCTTGGTCGGCGGTGTAGTTCGAGAGGGCCGCGGGGGTGAGCGTGGCGACGGAGCTGGCGATGGTTGCGGGCATTAGTACCACGTGGTCCCGCCTGCGCCACCGGGCGCTACAGCCGTGCGGACGTTGCCGATCTTGTCGCCGGGCTTCCAGTTGCGCCAGGCGGAGTCGTCGATGTTGACGCGCACCATGGCGGTGCGGGCTTGGGTGGCGGCGTTGATGTCGCCCTTGAACCGGGACACGTCGTCGGTTGCTCGCCCGGTGTCGGCGTCGATGACAACCTGCTTTCCGTCCGGCAGCTCGTAGAGCTTGTTGCCGAACTGATCGGTGGCGGTCTCGGCGAGGCCCGCTTTGCGGATGGCCTCCTGGTAGTAGCCGCTCACCACGTCGTTCGCGATTTCGGTCTTGCGGGCGTTCTCCTCGGTGACGGCGTTGATGTCGCCCCACCGATCGCTCACCTTCTCCAGGCCCTTCACGGCAAGTTCGGAGTCGGCGGCGTTGCGGAGGATGTTGGCGAGTCCGTCGCCCGCGCCGCTCTTGGACTGAGCCTCATCGAGTAGCGCGTTGATGCGCTCCTGGACGCGCTGCTGCTGTTCGAGGTCGCCCGCGTTGGCGCGGATCACGTCGCCCACGTCCATGCCGAGGGTGTTGGCGTCCTCCTGGATTTGCTTCCACTCGTCGGCGCGCTCGGTGTTGAACATGAGGTCCTGCGCCTCGGCGATGTACTGAGAAACGTCGAGGTAGCGGCGACCCTCCTGGGCGGCCTCCTGGTAGGCACCGGCGAGCCGGTCGCGGAGCCGGTCGGCCTGTTCGCCCTGTTTCTCCAGCTCGGAAGTGACGAGGCCGAGGCCCACGGCTCCCGCGGCGAGAGCTGCGGCACCGGCGATGCCCGCGGGACCGGCGCTCGCGAGGGTGGCAGCGAGCCCGCCGAGGGTGTCCTGGCCGACCTGGCCGAGGTCGCTCATGTCGCCGCGGATGCTAGAGACTGCCTCGCCGAGGTTCGACCCGATTTCCTGGGTGACCTCTTGCGCGCCCTCGCGGACCTTGCCGAATCCGGCGCGCCCGGAGTCGCCCACGGAATCGGCGCCTTCCTTGGCCTCGCGGTAGGCGCGCTTGAAGTCCTTCTCGATGGCCTTAGCGGTGCGGTCGGTCTCGTCGGCGAGCTTGGCAGTCTGGCGCTGCGCGTCCCGAAGGTCGTTCTCGAGCTGGTCGGGTCCGCGAACCTCGGCGAGGTTTTTTAGCGCCTTCTCAGCGTCCTTCACCGGCTCGATGACGCCGGACTTGATGCCCTTTTCGAAGGCCCCGGTCTCCGACGCAATCGGAATTTCGATGGGGTTGCGGGCCACGTCAAAGCCTCTCGATCTTCTCGTAGACGGTTCGGTAAGCGGTCTGAATCCACAGGGATGCCACACGGGCGATGACCTTGGCGGCGGCGGGGTAGGCGACCTTGCCCCCGCGGCGGGGAGGCCCGAAGGTGGGGCCGAGGCGGCGCTTGTACGGCTTGCCCGCGCGGCTGCGGGTGAGGATTTTTTGGTCGGCGTTGGCACCGAACTCGGTGGCCTTGGCGATGGCTGAAACGGGCGTCCCGGAGGACAGGCGGCCAACTCCACCGGCTCGGAGCGTGACGTTGGATTGGGTGACGCCGACCGTGCCGGACTTGGCGAGGGCGAATTGTCGGCGGTCCTCGGCGTTGTCGTTCAGCTCCTCGCGCCACATGTCCACGGCGGGTCCCTTGGTGCGGGTGCCGATCTCTCGCTTCACGTCGGTCGGGAGGCCCCGCATGACCGTGGCGAGCACGGCCAGCGGGGACCCGTCGATGAGGAGCGAGATTCGCATGTGTCAGGCGATGGTGGGCTGTCCGCTGACGGGGAGCGTCACGGTGCTCTTGGCGACGGAGCCGCCCGCGCCGCCGATGGACGCCGGGATGATGAGAAGGTTGAGCGTGAACGTCTTCGAGGTGGCCCCGGCCTGGGGCTTGTACGTCGCCGACTTGATCTGACCGGCGTTGGCGATGAGGTACTGCGAGAAGGACGACGCGGTGGCGAGGTCCTGCACGATGCTCAGGGCGAGCGCCCACACGGGGATTCCGGCGATCTGCTGGACGCCCCCGCCGATGTCGTTGATGACGGTGGTGGGCGTGGTGGGGGTGAGCACGGCGGAGTCGATGGCGAGGGTGTACTCGTCGGTGCCGATGCTGAGTGTTCCAGCCGGGTAGTAACCGGTGTTGGTGATCTTGGGCATGGTGCTTACTCCTGGTGTGAGGCGGTCGGGAAGGAGACGGTGACGACCCACGCGAGGTATTCGGACAGCTCGCGTTTGTTGGTCTCCGACCATGCGAGGTCGGGGGCGGGGTCGATGGCGCGGACGAACTCGCGGACGGCGGGGTCCAGGTAGTCCTCCGCTTTCGCGAAGTCCGTGAGGGGCGACACGAGCGCGATGTCGAAGCCGTCGAGCATGGCCCCTTGGGGCATGCCGTCGTGGGTGATGCGCGTGTAGTCGATGAAGACGGTGGGTGCCGAGAGCGTGCCGATGGCGCGGACGGTGTAGGGCTTGACGTTTGCCCGGAAGTCGGCGGGGAGCATGGGCGTGATGAGCGCGGCGAGGCGTGTGCGTGCGTTACCCAATGTCGGGCTTCCCGTCCTCGGGGCGGATGATGCCGCGGATGGTCTTATCCATGGGGCGAGGGGTGAAGACGTACGAACCGTCCCCGATGTCCCCGGCGCTGGTGACCCGTCCGGCGTTCCACAGGTTGGTGGCCTGCATGAGCTGCGCGAGCGCGTACCGCGCCGGGTAGACGGGCTGGCCGGTCTCGGGGTCCAGGAGAGCGGTGGGAGCGTAGGCGATGACCTGTTCCTTGGCGGTGTCGAGGAGCTGTTCGAGAACGTCAAGGTTCTCGATCGGTGCGTCCCCCCACGCGGCGCGGAGGCGCGTACGCTCCGCGTCGGTTTCCGTGGTGTACCACTTGGCGTTGGCCATGTCCTACGCTCCCGACGCTCAGGCGGCTTTGGTGCCGACGAAGGCGAAGGATTCCGGGCGGACGTTGAACGTCTCCAGGTATCCGACGTTGGCGCGGTCCACGCCGCCGCGGGCGATGTCGAGCGCTTCGAGGCTGATGGGCGTGGTGCCCTGCTCCTTGAACTCGATGCCGCCCTTGGCTCCGGCGACCACCTGCGGGTCGGTGGTCTTCGTGCCGGGGAAGTAGGCCTGGGGAGCCTTCTTGACGACGACCTTGCCGCTGGCCGCGTCCACGCCCGCCTCGCCGTTACCGACGCTGACCGAGAGCTGAACGAACTCGGGCAGGAGGTCCTTCGGGGTGTAGATGAGCTGCGCCCAGGCGACGGGGTTGACGACGGCGAAGGTGGGGGTGTCGTCAGCGTCGGTGACGGCTTCGATGGCCTGGATGAGCTGCACCGCGGCGGGGTAGTACGCGCTGTTTGCGGGAGTGCCGGCGGGCAGGGCGTTGGGTGCGATGGTGCGCGAGAGCGCAACGCCGTCGCCCTGGGAGGCGATCTTGAAGATGTCGGACAGTGCGTCGCGGTCGGTGACGCGGGCGTAGCTGTCGATTACGAGCTTGATCAGCTCTTCGATGACATCGGCTCCGCCTTCGAGGTCGAACCACTCTCGGGCGATGTCGGCTCCCCAGCCGTACTTGCGGAGGGTGCTGGCGCGGGTGGCGGTGGTGGCGGAGCCGGACGGGATGTCGGCCTTGTTGCCCGCCCAGGACTGGACGAGTTCGGCTCCGGCGTTCATGGTGTAGCCCTTGCGTCCGCCGAGCTGGATGCCGCCGAAGGTGTGGGTGCCGAGGTCGATGTACTTCTGCTGGTAGCGGCGGCCCTGCCAGAGCTTGCCAACCCAGGCAGGCTGGAGGATGCCGGAGCCCGCGGTGGTGAGCCCGCCCGCGGTGTCGTACTTGATGTCGGCCAGGGCGGCGAGGAGGGTCTCGGCGTCCTGGACCGCGCCGGGGACCTTGGCCTTGATGGCGTGGATGGCGGCGAACACGGTCCCGAGGTCGATGTCTGCGGCCTTCACGAGGCCATTGGAGCCGCGCGGTGCGGAGCCGAGGAAGGTGGCCGGGACGGTGATGAGGGGCGATTCGATGGCGCTGGCGTTCAACGTCGTCTCCTTTTCTGCGGGCTTGTCGTCGGGGTTGGGCTCGTCTGCCTCGTCAGCGTCGGAGAGTTTGGTGACCGTGGTGGTACTGGTGGTTTCCTCGACGCGGGACCACTTGACGCCCTGGTCGTCGGTGAACTGCGTGACGTACCGGCTGGAGCTGGCGGCGTCCGGTGCGGTGTACGAGTCCGAGGAGGGGGTGTCCTCCGCGGCGAGAAGGGTCGCGCCCTCAAAGGCGGGGCGTTCGACCTGGGCGGCGGCGAAGAGGTTCGCGCCGGGCAGGGCCTTGCCGCCCTGGATGCGGACGTTGGCGACCTCTGCGGAGAGGTTCTTGCGCTTACCGCTTTTACCGTCCGCGTAGGCCTGGCGTCCCGCGGGGGTGTCGGCGTACTTGAACGTGCCGAAAGTTCCCTCGTCCTGCTCCCAGGCGTTGACGAAGCCGCCGACAACGCTCTCGCGGCGGTGCTCGATGTTGAGGGACATGCCGGTGAAGTCGGTGGGAATGGTCACGTCGCCCTTGGCGAAGGTGAACATGCCGAGGTTGGAGCGGCACTGCACGCCGTACGGGATGAGCAGTCCGGTTGCGGTCATGTCGGCATCCGAGAATGTCAGCGTGCCCGCGTCGATGATGACAGGTTCCATTACGCGAACACCGCCTTGTTGGCCCACATGAGCGCCTCTTCGAGCGCGGTGAGCGCGAGAGAGCGTTCGCGGCTGTTCGGGAGCATCACGATCTGCTCCGCGGCCAGGGCGAGGGCATACGCGTTGGCTCGGATGACTGCGGCCTGGTCGCCTGTCACCGGCTCGGTCTCGGTGAGGAACCGGGAGGCCAGCTCGGGCGGAAGCTGCGGAACCGCGACAGGCGGGGTTTCAGTCTCGGTGGAGTCGGCGGGCTTGCTGGTGTTTGCCATGGGTCAGTCCTCGCTTGTCTGGGGTGTGGTCGGATTGGGAGCGGTGAGGTAGCGGGATGCGTCCACGCGGATCGATTCGCCAGAGGGGCACACGTCGTCCAGGGAGAGCCGGTCGTCGATGGCGGAGGCGTACTTGTCGAGGCCGAAGTCCCAGAGTTCGTTGCGGTCGGCGCCATTGTTGACGCCGGAGTACTTGATGTCAGTTCCGCCGCCCTGGCGGGAGCCTTCGAGCATTGACGCGGGGATGCCCGCGTGGTTGGCGATGTCGAGGCGTACGCCGTTGCGAGCCGACTCGAACAGGCCGACCTCGACGGCACCGGAGTAGTTCGGCTTGGCGTACTCGGGACGCATGGACACGGCGCCGTTCTTGGCCTGGCGGTTCTTGATGTAGGTCTGACGGAACGACTCGCGCTCCTCCTTGCCCCAGGCGTTCCAGTACTCCTTGGACAGCTCGATGTCCGTGGCCGGGATCGGGTTCTCCACGCGGTCGAGGTAGGCGGCTTCAATGAACCGCGCGGCGATGAGCGAGTCGCGGGCGTCGGTGAGCATGCCGCGGGAGCCGTAGCCGAGCGGAATGGCGATGACCAGTTCGCGGTACTGGGCGGGCACGAGCTGCTCGTCTACGTCGATGCGTCCGGCTTCGTTGACAGACCACGCGCCGAAGGGGACGTGCAGCGCGTCGGTGGGCTTGCCGGGGCTGTCCATGGTGAAGCCGATTGCGGCCCAGCCGTGGATAAACAGGTCGGAGGTGACGCCCCAGCGGAGCTGGCGGGGGCCGGTACCGGTGCGGGAGTTGACGAGCCACTCGGGCTGTACGGCGACCTCGGTGTCTTTGTCGTACTGCCGCCACGGGAGGCGGGAGAGGACGGAGCAGTGAATGTCGTGTGCCCGCTTGACGGCGGGGATGCGGAGGGCGGTGTCGCGAGTGACGGTCTTCGGCGCCTCGTGCTCGGGCCACAGGTCTCGGGCGACGACCTCCACTAGGTTGTCCTGGGGAGCGAACGGGGTCACGAGCGGCAGCGCCGCCCGTGACCCGTACGTCTTGTCGATGTTCCGCCCGAAGATTCCCACGTTTCAAACCATGCGGACGTTTAGTCACATCTCACTAATGGCGACCTCCCGGGCGCGAGCGCGACGCACGTCGCGGGCGTGGCGTTGACGGCGGTCGTCGCCGTGCTCCCGCTCCTCGTGCGCGCATGCACTGTCCCAGGCATCGTCCTTGTGAAATCGGAAGGACCGCCACCACGGGTGGTCCTCGCAAGACACGACGATGGATACGGGCGAGCAGTCGAGTTTGATGGGGCTGGTGTTCACGATGCGAGGTCCTTAGAACGAGTCGTCGGCGGAGGCGATGGGCGTGGTGTCTTCGAGCCAGTGGAGGGCCAGCGCTGCGGCCTCCAGGGGCGTCACGTCGAAATCGGGATCATCTTTCGGCGCCCCGAATCGCCAGGTGCCGTAGTTGCCGAAGGCCTGGCGGGTGGCGCGGGAGGCGGCGGCGTTGAGCTGGTCGTGTCCGAAGATCACGAGGGACCCGTTCTCGAGTCCTTTCATGAGGGCGACGGCGGATCGGGGAATGTCGTTCGTGATGCTGGGGCGGAGGATCGGTGTGGGCTGAGCCAGGGCGATTTCCTTCTCCACGATGTCCTCGGTGTAGCCGCGCTTGTCGTAGCCGAGGGTCAAGCCGGGGCGCCTGCGAAGGCGTTCGATGACCTCGCGCGCGAGGCCGTGCGTGCCCTGTTGCCAGTGCCACAGCGCGAGGGCGCGGCGCTTGGGTTTCTCGCGCACGCCTTCGAGTTCGAACGCCTCGCCCACGAGGTCGTTCAGCTCCTCGTACTCCCACGCGATGGCGAGGGATGCCGCGTGCCCGAGGTGGTGGACCTTCAGCGCGACGGAGCAGCGGGCGGGCAGCTCGGCGGGGAACGGCTCGGTGGTCGGCTTCCAGAGGGCGGGCGGGATCATGGCGTCAGCGGCACCCTCGAAGCCGAACTGTCCGCCGTACTCAATCAGGAAGTCGTCCAGGCTCACCTTGTCGAACGATCGTTTGACGGCGCCGATGGGGGTGGTGAAGGACACGCCGGGGTGCGTGCGCTCGATCCATTCGCGCATGCGACCTCCGGTGGCTCCGGTGAGCGGGTGCGGCAGCTCGGGCTCCCAGGAGGCGAGCTGCTCGCGGTCGGTGCTCTCGGGGATGCCGTGCCAGAGCACGTTGGCGTCGGGGTCGTGGAGGGCTCGCCAGAGGAGATTGCCGGTGCGCCACTTGGCGCCGGTCCCGGCGATGACGAACTGGGCGCCGACCTTGGTGTCCATGGTGGGGATAACGGCGCGCTCGACGTCCTGGCCCTGGTCGAGGTCGGCCTCGGCGCCCTCGTCACCGAATGCGAAGTCAAAGCCACCGGAGCGGAAGCCCTCACCGTTGGGCGTGTAGACGTTGAGGAACGAGCCGGTGTCGCGGAACTCCAGGTGCTCGGTGCCCTTCCCGACGTTGATCTTGATGGGGCTGACCCGCTCGTCGGGGTACAGGCGGCGGAGATGCGCCACGATGTCCTTGCGGAACCGCTCGCCCGCTTTGGCGCCGGTCGTGAACATCGTCCAGCCGACCTGGTAGTCCTCGCGGTGGTAGCAACGCCCGAGCATGATGGCTTGCACTGCGGTCGTCTTGGTGGATCGGCGGGACTCGTCAATGGCGTTCATGAACACGCCCGCGGCGAGGAGATCGGCCACCATGAGCTGCATCGGCGACGGCCCCTTGCCGCCGTCGCCCGCTCGCTCTCGGTGGTCAAGGCGGAGCAGTCGCGCGCCTTCGATGAACTCGCCGCGGGTCTGCTCGGTGGTGACGAGCTGGGGGTTGCTGATCAGGTGGAGGCCGTCGAGGCGGGAGCGCCATTCGAGCCAGTTCGCCTCGGACCACAGGTCGGCGAGCAGGGGGGGAGCCCCGGTGATGAGGGTGGTCATGGTGGTCGGTCTGGCCTCTCAGGTCAGGGGGAGGAATCGGAGTTGGAGCCGTAGGCGGGGGTGCGCGCGCCGGCCAAAAAAGTCGGTCGTCACCACGGCGCGAGCCCGCTCCGCGTCGGCGTCGAGCGGAGGTCACGGCGGGGTTGGCGCGTCGGTCGGGGCTGTCTGTCGCGGCGTCGGGCGTTGGTGATGGCGGCACCTCGGCGCCCGCCCTCGCTGCGGTTGCACGGTCGGCACTCGGGCGCGAGGTTGTCGCGTCCGTGCCCGCCGTCCGGGTCGAGGTGGCCCACATCGAAGGGCTGGCCCGGTTCGATGGGGCACCCTCGACGCCAGCACCGCACCTCGGTTCCGAAGCGCCAGGCCTGCCGGACCTGAGCGCGGACGAGCTTGGCGTTGGCCAGGTACTCGGGGTCGGAGTGCTTGCCGGTCATGCCGTCGCCTCGGGCCAGGTGTCGAACGTGGACTGAGCGACGTTGCGGATGTGCCCGTTGCTCTTGCACTGGACGACCGCTACGACGTAGCGACCCGGGCCGGTGAACTCCCTGATCTGCTCCCACCACTCACCGCTGGGCGCAACCCGGATCATGCTCGCCACCAGCCCTTGCGGATGACGAGCACGGCGAGCAGGAGACCGACGATGAGACCCGGGATGGCCGGGATGGAATCAGGCGCGAGCACGGCGGTCAACCTCTCGCTCGATCGTTTCCGAGTGGTCGGCGATCATCCTCCGACCCGCGTCGATGAACGCCCACGCGGCGTCGAGATAGTCGTCGCCTTCCTGGATCAGGCGCGTTCGAGCGCTGTCGAGGTCGATGGCGATGTTCAGCAGTCCGTACGCGGGGCGCTGGATGCCGAGTTCGCGCGCGTTCAGACCTCGTTCCCGAGCAGTGGCCACCAGGTCGGACAAGGCGCGCGCGGCGGCAATCGTGGTGCTCATGCTTCGATCAACGTCTCGTCGGCGCGTGCATCGCGCATCGGGATGCTCGTTCCCCACATCACGTCTTGGTGCTCACGGTGGGCTGCGGCGATGGCTTCGCGCATGCTCTCCGCCAGCACCAAGACGTACTGCGTCGGGTGCGAGGCGGTGCTGTGCGAGTTGAGCTTGTAGAGCTTCATTGGTCGTCTCCCTGTTCTGTGGGTCGAGGCCTGGTCACGTCTCCGCCGTGCCAGAGGTGGCGACCGTCGTCGCGGACGGTGCATCCCGAGCACCACCCGCTTACGGGGTCGAAATCGTGGACGTGTGCGCTCATCGGTCTTCCTCGACCTCTTGCGCGGTTACCAAGGTGAGAGCCCTAGGAGAGTCTTGGTAAGTAGGTTCTTGGGCGGTTCTTAGTGCGACACCAGTTGTCACCCCTGGGCGCCGGTTTTTGTCACCCCTGAATCGGCTAGGGGTGACTGAGTTGTCACCCCTGGATTCGGTGTAGACGAGGGCCGTCGTGAGCACGTCGTAGACGGTCGGGCGGTAGCGCGAGTCGAGGTGTTGGACGTAGCGCTGATCACCCTCGCGAATGAGGTCGGCGGCGAGGAGTTCGCGAAGGGCTCGCTGGACGGTGCGCTCGGAGCATTCGAGGACATCGGCGATGGTCGAGACGTGAGGGTAAGCGCCGTATCCGAGGCCGTCCGTGCGGTCGGCGAGCTGGAGGAGGACACGGAAGGGCGTACCGTTGCAGCGGCTGAGCGGCAGGTTTGCCGCCCATATGTACGCTTCGAGGCTCACGCTTCACTCCGATTCGGTCTAGTCACGAGCACGAAGCTAGGCCGAATCGGAGTAACACGCCGGGATTGATTGCACACGGCGTGTCGCCAAATTGGAGTAGTGTGGCGCGCATGAACGCCGACGCCATCACCGGACAGAAGGTCCGTGACATCATGCGCGAACGCCGAATCTCGCAGGAGGCGTTGGCATCCGTGCTCGCCTCGACGCAGAAGTCGGTAAGCCGGAAGCTCTCGGGTGACCGGTCCTGGATGCTGGACGAACTGCTAGCCGTCGCGGCATTCTTCGAGGTCGCCGTGACCGATCTGTTGCCCGGAGCTGGCTATGAGCCGGTTCCCGCGGGCCGTGGCCGGGTCGGCGCGACTACAGATCAGAAGGTTAGGGGTTCGAGTCCCTTCGGGCGCACACTGTGTTGA